AACGGAGCGCGCCGAGATCCCTGATGTGGGCGGCGGCCCCGCTCCGTCCGCAAAGGTGATCGACCTTTCCGCTGTGCGTTCCACGCCGGAAAAGGATGCTCCGACGGACATCCCCAAGGAGCCGGAAGCCCAGCCTGTTTCCGTCACCGAGTACAGCAAGCAGGAATGGAAAAAGCCCATGCCGGAGCCGGAGAAAACCAAGCCCAAACGGGGCCGCCCCGCAAAATCCGAAAAAGCTGCGCCTACCGAGCCGGGGGCCAAGAAAGAGACACAGGCGGAAAAGCCCCGCCGTGGCCGCCCGTCCAAGGCGGAAAAAGTGGCCCCGGAGCAGACCAAGCCGCCCAAGGCTGGCAAAACCCATGCAGCCCCCGAGGAAAAGGGAGCACCTCCGGCCCCGGAAGTGCCGCCTACACCCCGCGACGCTACCCGCGCCGAAAAAGAGGAAATCGTCTATCTTGACCTTTCCGACCTGCACCCTTTCAAGGATCATCCTTTCGGTGTCCGTGACGATGCGGAAATGAAATCTCTGGTGGAGAGTGTCCGCAACGGCGGCGTCAACCAGCCCGCGCTGGTACGTCCCCGTGAGGGCGGCGGCTATGAGATCATCGCGGGCCACCGCCGCCAGATGGCCAGCCAGCTTGCCGGGTATCGCAATATGCCCTGTATCGTCCGCAATATGACGGATGACGAGGCCATTCTCGCTATGACGGATGACAACCTCCGTCAGCGCGAAACGATTTTGCCCAGCGAAAAGGCTATGTCCCTGAAAATGCAGTATGAGGCCATCAAGCATCAGGGGGCGCGCGGCGACAGCGCCGAGGCCGGAAAGCTCTCACTTGAAAGCGTGGGCCAACGCAACGGCATGAGCGTGAAAACCGTGCAGCGGTATATCTGGCTCAATGATCTTGTGCCGGAATTGAAGCAGACGATGGATGACGGAAAGCTGTCTTTCACCCCGGCTGTGGAAATTTCCCGTGTGCGCCCCAAGCACCA